TGCACCATCAAAAGTAAGCGCAGACCCAGTAGCCAATGCACTAGAACTAGAGGCGTAAACCACACCGCCTGATGTGAATGATGTTAGCCCTGTGCCACCGCTTGTTGTGGGCAATGCAGTACCCGACAAGGTAAATGCCAATGTGCCGCTTGTTGTGATGGGTGAACCCGCAATGGACAAGAACGATGGAACAGTAGCCGCAACGCTGGTCACAGTACCACCACCGTCAGCCACCCACTCAAGGGCTGTTGCGCCTGAGTTAAGTCTCAAGCCTTTGCTGCCGTTGCCAGTGTAAGAAGGCAACAAGTTCTCAATAGCCGAGGCCGCTGTGGAAGCATTTGTGCCGCCATTGGCAATGGCCAAAGTGCCAGAAAATGTGTTGCTTGAAAAAGCAATTGTTTTATTGGTCAGTGTGTCCGTTGTGTCACGGCCAACAAGGGTAGTTGTTGCATCTGGCAACGTAACCACACGGCCTGCGGTAGATACCGCATCAAGCAAAGTAACGGCACTGGCAGCCGAGCCTGAACTTCTAAAGCGAATGCCTTTGTTAAAGTCTGTGCCGTCGCTAATCGTAACAAGGCCCGTGCCTTTAGGCTGAATGTGCAGGCCGATGTTTGCGCTTGAGCCGTCGGCGTAAAAATGAAGGGGAACACCGACACCAATGCCGTTTTTAACAACCAAATAATCAACAGCAGACGTTGTAGGCGACAGGCCAAGAATCTGTGCGTTGTTGGTGTCGTTGATCTGATTTAAAATCGGCGCCGTGATCGTAGGTGATGTGGCAAACACAGCAGAGCCGGCGCCAGTCTCATCTGTCAAAGCCGTGCGCAGTTGGGCTGAAGTGAACGATCCCAAACTTGTAGCGTTACCTACTGAAGTCACAGCACCAGTCAAGTTGGCGTTGGTAATAACCGAGCCTGCGGTCAAACCAACAGCCGTACCCGTTGCGCTTGTTGCGACTAAGAATGTGGGTGTACCCAAATTAGGCGCTACCAAAACAGGGGCGTTGGCAAACACCAAAGAGCCAGAGCCTGTCTCATCTGTCACTGCTGTACGCAAGTTGGCAGATGAAGGTGTGCCTAAGAATGTTGCAATGCCCGCACCTAAACCTGAAACGCCGGAGGCGATTGGCAAATTAGTGGCGTTGATCAAGTCAGCTTGGCCAACAACACCCAATGTGGGGTTGGACATGACGGGGCTTGTGAACAAACCCGTAACAGTGACTTGCTTGGTTGTTGTGCCTTGGACTAACGGTATATCCTCCGTCCCCGTCAAGGGCGTTGTGGCCAAAGGGAGTTGGGTGATTTTTACGTTAGCCATCGTGTTTACTCGTAAGAAATGGTTGCAGAGACAGTGCCGCTGATCACAACGTAGATGCCTTTGTTGGTGTACAAACCATTAAAAAAGTTGTGCATTGTGTTTCCGGTAGGCGTAAACGTTGCCAAAACCACGGGGTCAGACGCGCTAGAAGCAGATGAGTCATAGACCGTGATGGTGGGCGTGCTAGAAGCGCTGCTCACAAAGATACCGTTGAGTTTGCCAGCGCTTGTTTTGATCTGGGCGGTGGCTGTAATGGCGGTGTAGTTAGACATGGTGGTTCCTTATGCTAAGAATTTGAGTTTGTACAGAGTGGTTAAGTACAACTCAACGATATTGTCAATTAACTGTTGCAAAGACGAGTCTGTCTTCGGTACGACATCATATCTTGCGGCTTCTATGTCAGCAAGTTGGCCTTCCAAAAACTCAATGATGTTTTTTGTCGGCTTGGCCGAACTTAACGTGATTGGCCCCATCAAACCGTGCCGGCCTTGATAGGCTTCAGCAAACGCGTCAGCCAAGTCAATGATCTCGTCGTAGAACGTGCCCAAAGCCATGTGCTTGCTAAAACTGCGCGTGTTCAAATGAACACTGTGCGCTACGTCGCGAGCCAGAAACAACTGACCTACAAAATCTGCGGCTTTCATTGTGGCATTCCTTGTGGGGGCATCATTTGTTCAGGCATCATCTGTTGCTCCTCAGCCTCACGAACCGACGGCATCATCATAGTCTGTGATTCCATGGCCGCAGCGACAACACCCATGGCAATGTCTTGGATTTGTTCTTCAGTCATGCCGGCCTGCACCGCGCTGATTCGCTTGGTTTCTGCGTCGTATGCCTTGATTTCAGCCTCAAAGTCCTTGCGTTGCAAGTCCTGCATTTCAATCGACTTGCCAACATTCTGGATCATCTGGTGCATCTGCTCCATTTCCTGACCCATCGCTTGAATCTGTTGCTGGGCCGCTTGCAAGGCTGGGCTTTCGTCACTGTCTTCCAAGAACTTAGGATCAATCGTCTTGGCAAAGCGTTTGCTCATTTCCTGCGCGCCCGGCCAGTCCATGTTCTTAACGAACAAGTCGCCAGCCACTTGCCACAGTTGTGGGTTGCCTTGCAGTAGTTGAGCCATGGCTTCCAGTGCCTCTTGGCGCTTGGTTGCGTAGCCGGGGCCAGTCGTGGCCACTACGTCGTACTTGCCAACGCCCGGATTGTAGATTTTCTCTATAACCACCCCGTTTTCATCCACAATCTTTTTGACTGGTTCTTCTTGCTCGGGGTTAATCTTGACCATCTTCGTCTCGCCGTCTTCACCAATGATGCGGGCAATACGTTGTGTGTCGTAAATCTTAGGAATCAGGTCAACTAGCTGACGGGCAACGTGACGAACTGCTCTAGTCAAGTTGTCACCATAGTGGTACGTGCCTACATCACCTTCACGCTGGCGTGCAAGGATGGCTTTTCCGCTACGCTCATTACCGCCCAGACCCAAACTGGCGTCATATTGACCTGTTGTGGCCTTTATATCCTCAGATGCGCCTGCTTTGGCCTGTAATAGACCGCTGGAGGCCATCGGCGGCTGTGCCCGCTGGGGTAGTGGCAAGACCGCACCTTGGCCGTCTGTAACGTCTGGATTGACCTCAAGGTAAGGCCAATTGTTCGTATTAGCCGTTTTCCACTTGTCTTCGTAGCCTTCAAACTGGCCGCCGTAGCCAATAAACGGTGCTTTAGGCGCTAAAGCAAGCATTTCAGCCTCTTGTGACACCCAATAGTTGTACATTCTTTGCGCATCTTTGGCGTTACGCACCAAACCGCTGATGTAAATACGGCCATCAACTTCAAATTCGTTGCCAATGACGCGGATGACGGGAATCCACTTGCCCGCCCAGTCGTTCTGCTCCAAAATCTCATACCCGTTGATCTTGCAATACTTGACCTTGGGGTTGATTGATTCGCGTGTGCGCTTGGGCTTGCCGTAGACCGCTTTGAAGTTTCTATCTTCAGCCGTACCCTCAAAAGCAGTCTGCCCGCCGGGGTACATGTTCAGTTTGGCTTTTTCGTAGTCAATGTAGTAGTAACTGGCGATGCGTACAGTATCCTCATTGAGCCAGTTGCTGATCGACTGATCACCTACACCAAGCGACTGGAGCGTCGAGATAGGCGCAGCGTCTGGGTACTGGCGCTCGTACTCTGCTTTGGTCAAATCTTCAGTGATAAAGCAATATTTAGCATCCGCACCCGTTGGGTCTTGGATCAAAGGATCCATGTAGACCGAGAAACTGTTGCGAACACGGCCAATCTTAATGTCTTGATCAAACGTGTTGGGGTCGCAATACTCAGTCATTAGCGTAATGTAACCTTCGCCGTAGGCGACTTGGTTTTCACACGCTGTGTCGTACGCCACGTCTGCGTCTGACATGTATTCGATGTGGCGAATCATGCCGTTGAAAATCTCAGCCACCTGCACGTCCGCGTTGTCGTCCACTGGGATGACCTTGGCGCCGGGGCGGTTCTGACGCATGTCATTCGTCACTTGACGAACGTGTTGCGGCAGTTTGTTGATTGTCAGTGTGGGTCTTGCGTTGATCGTCTGACCCTGCACCGCGCCACGTGTGGCCAATACGTCAGCAGGCCATTGCCAGTGATTGTCAGGCGAGCCAGCATAGAAGCGCAGATCATCAATTTCGTCCTCACGGCTTTCTGCTAGGGCACTCACAGCCATGTCCAAACGTGCCCGCGCGACGGTCAATATGTCAGAGTCACTCTTTGGTGGTTTGCCGCCAGCCGCTACGTTAGCGGCGGCGACCATGCCTGTTGGATCTGCCATGATTATTTCTTTTTCGCAGTTTTAGCGGATTGTTTAAAATCTTTGGCAGTTGGCGCGCCTTTGTCGCCGGGGGAGCGCATCTTCTCTTTGGAGCCAGCGGCTATGCGCTCACGTTTGGCGTTGATATTGGCATAAAGTCCGGGCTTTTTCATACTCAACACTTCCATCGTTTAAGGGCAGCTTTAGCGCGTTCGCCATCCTTGGCGTTGGCCGCTACTGCGCCCATTCTTGCACAAAATGAGTCCTTGCGACCTTGGTCTGCTTTGGTTTTGGGGTTAGGCGCTGGCGCTTTGAGGTTGCTGCCAGTCTCACGGTTGTACTTCTCACGCCCTTTGGCGGTCAAACCAGCACCTTTGCTGGTGGGTAGTTTCTCACCACGTCCGACAGATAAGGATACTTTTTTCATGAACCCATCCAAGAAGTTGCAACCACGCTTCGATCTGAATACATGCGGCGCTGCGTGGGTTCACGCGCCTCACGGTGAGCCACGGGGTAGGCAAACGTGACGCAAATTGCATCTGCTGCGTCAGGCGAGGCCAGCCCCCGTGCTTTCATGTCCTTTTTCGACTCTAAAAAGATTGTACCCTTAGAGTCGGGCTTCATCATAGGCGAAATTAGATCAGTTTTGAGAAATCTGTCAAGCGGAATCGACGCCCCTTTTAACCAATCTTTCATCGCGCCCCACATTTCAGCCCTTTTATTACCATACATGATGGGATTCTTAGACTTGCTGCCAAAATTAATGCCCTTGACCTTGTAGCGCTGCTCTTTCAAACGGTCGACAATCCCTGCGCCTAACCCGCCTTCGTCGATCACGACTAAAGTTGGCTTGTATTCCTCTATCACGTCGATCACATGCCCAACCACCGTCATGGTGTCGTCGCCCCGGTGACGTCGGATGCTGACTATGTCTCGCCCTTGCCTGACCGCGATGACCGTCGCGTCAGCGCCGAACCGTGCGGGGTCGACACCGATGACAATCGGAGCACTTAGGTCTTTGTACGCTGGGCGCTTCATTGCGTCGTCTACTAATAACGCCGATATGAACTGATCGTCACCTTCAGACGGGAACTGACCGTACACCTCGACGTGGGCTTGGGCGCTATCGGGGCCGTACTCGTCGATGATCTGCTGATACACCTGCTTGTCCGTGCCCTCGACCGTGCGCGCGTCGACCACCTTGGTTGACCAAAACTCCCGTTTGCTATTAAACGCTTCGTAGAAGTACCCCGTGTTGCGCCGTGGGTTAGAGAACGCCATCCAGAACCTGTTGGGCGTGTTCTCTGTAAAGAAGCCAGACGTGACCGCCCAGATGCTGTCGTCAATACCTGACGCTTCGTCAAACACAACCAACACACCGTCAAAGTTGTGTACGCCAGCGTACGCATCGGGATTCTCGGCTGACCACAGCCGCCCCTCGACGCCCCAGTAGCGTGTGCCTTTCTTAAGATCACGCTCGACCAGTTCCGTGAGCCACTTGGCCGGCATCAGTCTGGTTGCTGACACCTCAAACCAGTGGCTGTTAAGCGCCATGGCTAGCCACTTGGTTATCTCGGCCCAAGTGACACTGCGCAACTGTGATTCACTGTTGGCCGAGATGATGGTTGTGGAACCAATCCGCGTGGTCAGCATCCAGATGGTGATCCATGAGACTAGGGCAGACTTACCAATACCCCGTCCGCTACTGACGGCGCTTCTTAGCGTGTCGTAATCCAGTTTGCCGTTGTTCTGCTTAATATGGTCAGTGATTTGCTGCAAGACCTCACGTTGCCACTTGCGTGGGCCAGTGAAGTGTTCCAGTGG